TTCGTTTTTATGACTAAAAACCTTCACATTGAACACCCCGAAGACAGCATCCTCACAGGTGATTTATCCGTGTTGGATGCTTTTTTACTGCCTTTAATTCTATCATTGAAAATAGATGGGGCACCTTCCATTGTATGGGGTCGCAACCCTGCGTCTGGTTTACAGTTCGTGGGAACTAAGTCAGTTTTTAATAAGAAGAAAATCATAATCTGTGAAACCCCATCAGACATAGAAAAGCACTATGGTCACAAACCTGCACTGCTTCAAATTCTTATGGCGTGTATGGCGTACCTACCCATCACTAAGAACATATATCAGGGTGATTTCATCGGGTTCGGTGGTAGTAAGAATTACAGACCGAACACTTTAACTTATTCGTTTCCAGAAAAGGTAGAATCAAAAATCATAATCGCACCACATACAAAGTATTATGCTGCAGAGGATTTACGTGATGCAATCGCAATGCCTCTTACTGAGAAATTAGAAAGCGGTGAGCATGTAAGATACGTTCAACCCACGGCGTTCATATCTGATGATTTTAATGAGGGTCGCACCGATGCTTTCCATGAGTTAGCAGATTTAATTGAGTATGCTAAGAACTGTGCAACCTGCGTTGATTTTGTAGATGAGAAAACTGCTAAGAAAATCAAGATCAATTTAAACTACCTCATCCGTGAGGGGTTAGAGGTTAACCCTGCTGATTTTGATGATGATGGAAACTACGGCAGTTCTAATTTGATTGAGTTATGGAAGGTCGTTAATGAGATAAAGTTGAAAGCGTTGGATCTATGCGAAGATGATGCAGATTTTGAAACCCGTGTAAATTACACGGAACGCACGAAGGGTGAGGGATATGTGATGATCACCCGATTTGGATATTTTAAATTAGTTGACCGTAGGGAATTCTCATATAATAATTTCACTAACTCTAATCGGAGGTTCGCCACGGCGTAACGCTTTATAACAGATCCCCCCATTAAGGGGGTTGATCTGGTATAATTAAAAATGTACAGGGGTGAACACGTTACCCCACCACAAACAAACAAATGACTTTTAAAACAGACGGTTCAACACACACCTACGGCGTTAAGAATGAGCATGAAACAATTGCTATTCTTAATGAGCGTAGGATTTTTAATGAGCAGGTAATCCACTTGGGTGGTACCAAAAATAAAGCAGACGCACTTGCAGGATCTAAGAAAATCAGCATCAAGCATAAGAAGGGAATTAAAAACGGTTCGTTTGATTGGGTGAACACTTCCAAAGTAGAGGCACTCACAAACCTTAACCAGTTCCAGGAATTCTTATCAACGGTTGCCTGTTTAAGATTCACTGATGAGGCAGCGTCACAAGTCGAACCCATGAGAGAAATATTTGCTAACCTTTGCCGTGAGGGTTTGGATTCCATAGAGTCAGATGATTTGACTGCGTGGTTAAAAGATCAACTGGTAAATGCAAATGATGATATGGCAATGGTCATCACCGACACCCTCACAGATAAGATGTATATTTGTGAGCATGATTCTATAGAGTCAGTTCGTCTTTTAAATTCTGGATATGCTGCGGAGTTGGTAAAGGGTAAGGGTGCGACATCCCGTAAGGTCGTCTTAGTCAAAGGTGATCACACTGTGGATACTGGTTTGCGTCTTCGTCTTACATCCAATAATGGCATCACTGCGTTCTTAGGATTAAGCAAAGCAAATAAGAACTCACAGGTAGTATTGAAATTACAGCAGGACAGCGTAGCAAATCTTCTAAGCACTGCGGAGGGTGTGCGTGTAGAGAGTATTTGAGCATCATTCGTTCGTGAATCAGACAGTCCCCCCCGTTGATCGGGGGGTTGTTTATAATTCCGATGGATCCCTTAAGCTATAAACGACCCAGATCGACCTTTCAATATTACGATAATCAAAAAATTTTTTCCCATATATAAAATGACCAGAGGGTTCACTTATATGAAAAAAAATTTCGATGATATTTTTTCGACCATAGAGATTGATCCAGTAACGGATAGGTATCACATGACCATACCAGAGGAAATCATAAATGAACTTGACTGGTATGAAGATCTTGTGTTAAAATGGAATATAGATAAAGGCGAGATTATGCTCACAGAGAAAGATGACTAATCCAACGTATCACATATACTTACAGAACAATTGTTTATTCAAAGATTTAACTGAATGGGAGTTTAATGTTATATGGAGACGGATATATAAGTCGTATTTCACAGAAGACTTAACGTATGAAAAGTTAAGCGAACCTGAGATGATCGATGCATCATATTGAGATACCATATTGACAAAGTATAGATAATAGAGTATGATATGAATGTAATTACAACACGTTATGGCTAAAGGATTTACAGTAAAAGCAAACCCACCTGCAGCAAAGAAAGAACCAGAATGGGATTATGATAAAGCAAAAGAATTACTTAAAGGGAAGTCTGTAGTATTTTGTCTACCTGGTAGAGGAGTATCTTATACTTACTTAAAGGCATTTGTACAACTTTGTTTTGACCTAGTGCAATGTGGAGCAAGTATACAAATATCTCAAGATTATTCATCAATGGTCAATTTTGCTCGTTGTAAGTGTCTTGGAGCAAATGTATTAAGAGGACCAGATCAAATTCCTTGGGATGGTAAGTTAAATTATGATTATCAATTATGGATTGATTCAGATATTGTTTTTAATTCTGAAAAATTCTTCCAGTTAGTCTTAATGGATAAAGATATTGCAGGTGGATGGTATGTTACCGAAGATGGTAAAACTACCTCTGTAGCACATTGGTTAGAAGAGGATGATTTTCGTAGCAATGGTGGAGTGATGAATCACGAAACTATCGAAAGTATATCCAAACGCAAAAAACCATTCACAGTAGACTATACAGGTTTCGGATGGTTATTGATTAAGAAGGGAGTCTTTGAAGATGAAGGAATGAAGTATCCTTGGTTCGCACCGAAGATGCAAGTTTTTGAATCAGGAGAAGTGCAAGATATGTGCGGTGAGGACGTTTCTTTCTGTCTCGATGCAAAGGAAGCAGGTTTTGAGATCTGGTGCGACCCTCGAATTCGTGTAGGACATGAAAAAACAAGAGTTATATAATATTCTTATAAGAGGTAAGGTAGTATTTTCTAGTCTTTCAGAGTATGAAATGTTTGAGAGACTAGAAGACCTTTCGATAGAATACTATCAGACTGGTCAACCTGATCCAAATGATATAAAAACTGAAATTACAACGGAGTAACTATGGCAAAAGTAAGAACAGGACTAAGTGGTGATACATATGTGGAGTCACGACCCAAAAAAACTCGTCAAGGGTATGGAAAACACTCAAAATACTCGGCATCGTCCCGTAACTCGGCTCGTAAAAGAAGAAGAGGGCAAGGAAAATAAATTTTAAGGTAAAAAAAGACCTCTAAATCGCCTAAAAAGGCGATTTTTTTATGTTTTTTAGTATAAATAAAGAATTAAGACTTTAATTATAAATAAATCTAGCAAACTGTTTACTAAATTGAATGAAAACTAGGATATCTAGGTCATTTAAGGATATTAGCTTATCATTTACACCTCATCCAGTCACAAAAGACCTTACAGTTATTAAAGATGCGAACGCAATTAAGAGATCTGTAAGAAATTTAGTGCAAACTATACCTAGAGAACGGTTTTTTAACCCAAATTTAGGTACAGACATAAGGGGTAGTCTGTTTGACTTTGTTGATTTTGGTACTGCTTCCGTTATAGAGCAACAAATTCAAACTACAATTGAAAATTATGAGCCAAGAGTAGATAATTTACGAATTGAAGTCTTTCCTAGACCAGATCGGAACGAATTTGAGGTAAATATATATTTTGACATTATAGGACAACAGTTTCCCTCTCAAGCATTTCAATACATATTAGAAGCCTCAAGATAATATGCCATTTACTAAATTTTCAAACCTAGATTTTGATCAAATCAAAACATCCATTAAGGATTATATACGTTCAAACTCGGATTTTACTGATTTTGACTTTGAAGGGTCTAATTTTTCTGTTTTAATTGATACATTAGCATATAATACTTACATAACTGCGGTTAACTCAAACTTAGTTGTAAATGAGTCGTTTTTAGACTCTGCAACAGTAAGAGAAAACGTAGTTTCACTAGCAAGAAACATTGGATATGTTCCTAGATCTAGAACAGCAGCAAAAGCAATTATATCTTTTAATATTGCACATACAGACAACCCACAACCCCCTACAGTGACCCTTAAAGCAGGTCTAGTATGCATTGGCACAGGTAATAATATTACTTATACTTTTTCAATTCCAGACGATATAACCGCCACATACTCTGCTGATAATGGTGGTTATGCATTTAATGATATTGAAGTTCTACAAGGCACATTTTTAAGAAAATCATTTACAGTTGATGGATCTTTAGACCAAAGATTCATACTAGACAATCCATATATTGATACATCAACAATTATGGTTCATGTTAGGGATAGTTCAGATACTGCAGACAAAGGAATATTATTTACTAAAGTAGATAATATTTTAAATATTAAACCATCATCTACAACTTTCTTATTACAAGAAGTTCAAGATGAAAAATATGAACTTCTCTTTGGTGATGGTACTTTTGGTAGAAAGTTAGAAAATGGTAAAACAATAGATGTTAGTTATATTGTTACTGATGGAAAAGATGGTAATGGACCATCAGTGTTCTCATTTGCAGGAACAGTAGAAACTGTTGAGGGATCTGCAATAAATTTATCCCAAACTCCGACTATATCAGTAGTCTCAGGTGCTTCTAATGGCGGCAATATTGAACCTGTAGACTCTATTAAGTATTTTGCACCTAGACTGTATTCATCACAGTACAGGGCGGTTACAGCAAGGGATTATGAAGCAATAATACAGCAAATTTACCCAAATACTGAAAGTGTTTCAGTTGTTGGTGGAGAAGAAATAGATCCACCTCAGTTTGGAACTGTTTTTATTACAATAAAACCTCAAAATGGTGATTTTGTATCAGATTTTGATAAAAATAGCATATTATCAGATTTAAAAAATTATTCTTTAACAGGAATAAACCAAAAAATAGTAGATCTTAAAATTCTTCATATAGAATTAGATAGTTCCATCTATTATAATTCATCAAAAGTTAAAGATATAGATGGATTAAGGACAAATATTATTAGTGGATTAACAGAATATTCTAAATCTACAGAAATTAATAAATTTGGTGGTAGATTTAAATACAGTAAAGTTCTAAGTGTAATTGATAATATAGAGGATTCTATAACTTCAAATATAACAAAAGTAAGAATTAGAAGAAATCTAAATGCTCTTATTGATCAATTTGCACAATATGAACTCTGTTTTGGTAATCAATTTAATGTTAAATCAGAAGGTTTAAATATTAAGAGTACTGGATTTACTATATCTGGTGTAACTGCAACAGTATATTTTACAGATACGCCAAATGCTGATAAAAAAACAGGAATTGTTTCTATTGTTAAAAAAGATCTTGCTACTGGTGAAAAAATAGTTATTGTTGAAAATGCTGGAACTGTTGATTATATAAAAGGTGAAATTAATTTAACAACTATTAATATAACATCAACTGTGAGACCAAACAATATTATAGAAGTTCAAGCATTCCCAGAATCTAATGATATCATTGGATTACAGGATTTATATTTAAAATTTAACATTGCTGATAGTGCGATAAATATGGTTAAGGATACCATTTCATCAGGTGATCAGATATCTGGTGTTGGGTTTAAAGTTACTTCAAGTTACACAAACGGAGAATTAATAAGGGGATAATATGATAAGTACGGGCATTGATACGAGAATTAAAGTTCATCAAATAATTGAAAATCAACTTCCAGAATTTATATTATCTGAAAGTCCAAAGACTGCAGACTTTTTAAAGCAATATTATATTTCTCAGGAATATACTGGCGGTCCTACTGATCTGGTTGATAATCTTGATCAATATCTAAAATTAGATAATTTAACTCCAGAAGTTATTAAAGGAGTAACTAGTCTTACATCTGAGATTACATCTAATGATACTACAATTTCAGTTGAAACTACAAAAGGATTCCCAAATCAGTATGGTTTACTAAGAATTGGAAGTGAGGTTATAACTTATAGTGGAATAACAACAAATAGTTTTACAGGTTGTCAGCGTGGATTTAGTGGAATAACATCATATAGAGATAGTAATAACCCATCAGAAATAACTTTTTCAGATTCATCTGCAGCATCTCATGTTAATGGATCTGATGTAGATAATTTAAGTGCATTATTTTTACAAGAGTTTTATAAAAAGTTAAAGAAAACTTTTACACCTGGACTAGAGAATTCAGATTTTATAACAGATTTAGATGTAAATAATTTTATAAAAGAAGCAAGAACATTTTATCAAGCAAAGGGTACAGAAGAGTCCTTTAGAATTTTATTTAATGTTTTATATGGAGTAACTCCAAAAGTAATTGATCTTGAAAAATACTTAGTAAAACCATCTTCCGCAAAATATTTAAGACGTGAAAGAATAGTAGCAGAAAAAATATCTGGGGATCCCCTTAAGTTACAGGGACAAACAATATTTAGATCAACTGATTTACAAACTACTGCTTCAATTTCTGAAGTTGAAGTATTAACAGGAATAACTGGATCATCTTCTGTAAAAGAATATTTCACTTTAGATATTTTTGTTGGATATAATGATGAAGAGTTTATAACAGGAACATTTGATGTAACAGGTAAAACTAAAGTAATTGATACTATAAGTATTGGATCATCAGTTATAACCGTTGATTCTACTATTGGTTTTGGTGCAACAGGTACTGTGCTTGCTGGAGTTAATACAAATATTACATATACAGATAAAACTATAAATCAATTTTTAAATTGTTCTGGTATTAATACTGCAATAAGTTTAGGTTCTGATGTCATTGCAGATGATAAAGTTTTTGGGTATGAAAATGGAGATCAAACTAAAAAAGTTGAATTAAGATTAACTGGAGTTTTAAAACAATTTGTTCCTTCTTCTAATAATAAACTATCATTAAATGACGAAACAATTACCATCAAAAGTATTGGTGAGGAGATCAAAAATCCAAATCTAGATAAGACTCAAAAGGAAATATTTGCAAATTCATGGAATTATAATACATCTAGTACTTATGAAATTAATGAAGGGACTGAAGGAAGTTTATCTCAATTTACATTAAAATCTACAATAGACCCCTCAAGTTTAAAAGTTGGTGATGATATTCAGTTTTTAGAGAAAACCAGTGATCCTTTTTCTTTAGGAATACTTCTTGCTACTTCAAAAATTAATCAAATAAGTCAATCTGGAAATTATGTAATATTAACAGACACAATACCAAATTTAAACCGTAATAAAAAATATTCAATTAGAAGATCTCTTAAAAAAGCGTCTAGTAGTTTTAATCTTCTTGAATTTGGAGATAATATATTAACTTCAGATATTCAAAATGTATATAATGAATCTGATGAAAGTTTATATGTAGCAAGTGGTTCATTACCATCATATACCATCGGTAAGAATATTTCTAAAGCTGGTATTTCTACAGTAATTGAAAATGATACAGTACAAGACTATAATTCATTAACTGAAAAGTATTCAACAATATCATTTGATGAGGATAATATTCCGTTTGTAACTGGAGATAAGGTTTATTATAGTCCTGAAGGTAATCCTTTAGTTGGAATATCTACAGGAGTTTATTATGTTAAAACTATTGGAAATAATAAGATAAAGTTATATCAATCACCTGCATTTATTGAATCTGATTCTTTTATTGAATTTGCGGTTCCAGTAATTACTACTACTTCACATTCGTTCATTTTAAATGATCAATATGATAAGAAAATTGCATCACAAAAGATATTAAAGAAATTCCCAATAGAAGTTAAACAAAATTTAGGTAAAAATGTAAAGACAATTCCTGGACCTGTAGGAATGTTGATAGATGGTGTTGAAATTACAAATGGTAGATCTGAAGATAGTATTTTTTATGGTTCAATAAGTGATTTTTCATCTGTTGGATTTGGAACTGATTATGATGTTATTAATCCACCAGTAATAGATATAGTTTCTTCAGAAGGAACACAAGCACTTGCAAGTCCTGTTATAAAAGGTGACATTAGAGAAATATTAGTTGATCAGCAAAATTTTGATATAGAAAGTGTAAATTCTATATCAATAACTGGTGGAAATAGTGGAGAAGCTAAATTACAACCAATTACTGCAAGAAGAAATAGGGTTTTAGAATTTAGTGGAGTAACAACTGCTCTTGGTGGTGGAATTGATACTAATAGTGAAACTTTAACATTCATAAAACCACATAATTTAAATAATGGTCAAGTATTAATATATGATAAGAATAAAAATACACAGTTAGGAATTGGAACATTTAAAGGTAGTAATTTGGCAGATTATGAATCCTTGATAGATGGGCAACCATATTGGCCAAAAGTCATAGGTCAAGTTGGTACTAGTTCAACAATTCAACTTTATAGAAGTGAGGATGATTATATTAGTGGTATTAATACGATAGGATTTACTGCTGTTGCGAAAGAAGGTATTCATAAGTTTAGAATAAAAGATGCTAAATCTAATTTAATTGGTGTTAGAGTCATACAATCTGGTAAACCATATTCAAATAGAAAGATTTATGCTAATTCAGATACTGGAATATCTACAGAAAAATCAACAGTAACTTTTAATGATCATGGATTCTCTGATGGTGAGTTAGTTACTTATCAAGCAAGTGTTGGATTAGGATCTACAACACCACAATCCATATCTGGATTAACAACTACAAATCAATATAAAGTTATTAAAATTGATGATGATACTTTTAGAGTATCAAATGCAGGTGTTGGTGGAACTGATAATACCAATTATATTAGTAAAAAATATGTTAACTTTAAAACTAAAGGAACGGGATATCAGTTATTTAAATATCCTGATATAGAAATTTCTATAGATGCTTCATATTCTGTACCTACAAACGATAAAATAGTTCTAACACCAATAGTACAGGGAAGATTAGTAGATGTATCTCTATACAATAAAGGAACGAAATATGGATCTAAAGACATTATTAATTATGAAAATAAACCCAATATTCTAATTAAGAATGGATCATCAAGAACTGGTAAAAATATAACTCCTTCTTTAGATCCAATAATAGTTAATGGAAAAATATCTAACGTTAATATTCAAGATGGTGGTGATGAATATTATTCAACCCCCGATTTAAAAGTTATTGGGGATGGAATAGGTGCTAAATTAAGAGCAGTTATTGATAGAGATGAAAATTCAGTAACATATTTAAAGATTATTGATGTTATTATCGTAAATGGTGGATCTGATTATACATACGATCAAACAAGAATAACTATAGTTCCAAGAGGAAAAAATGCAGTATTTAATATTTCAATTGATAAATTAAATTTATGTGGTATTCAAACTACTAGACCTTATAGTGCGAAATATACTAATCAGCAAATAATTTCATCTAGTGAAGGATTGCAATATTCAGTTGTTGGGTATTCAACTCAAATTGGAGAAGAACAATATGGTCAATTACCTGGTAGTCATTCTCCTATAATTGGATGGGCATATGATGGAAATCCAATTTATGGTCCATATGGATATACTGATCCTTTGAATATTAACTCTGGTATAAAAATATTAGAAACAGGATATTTTTTAAACTCTACAATTGAAAATAGATCAGATTTATCTTTTGCTGATGGATTTTTTGCAGATGATTATTCATATACTCCATCATCTACTACAGATTTAGATGAGCATAATGGTAGATTTGGTAAAACTCCAGAATATCCAAATGGTGTTTATGCTTATTTTGTAGGAATAGACACAATAACTCAGGAACCAAAATTCCCATACTTTATTGGAAATACTTATAGATCAATACCAGAAACTTTAGATAGTGGTAAATCATTGTCACAATCATTTGATTTTAATAGTTCTGATTTAGTTAGAAATACTTTTCCATATAAAGTAACTAGTGAATTTGCCGATAATGATTTTATCATTGAATCTGATGAATTATTACCACAATTAACAAAAGTTACTTCAGTATCTCAAGGTAAAGTAGATTCTTTAAATGTTATAAAGTCTGGTGATAATTATAAAGTTGGTGATAATATAACTTTTGATAATAGCGGCACAGATGGAAGTGGTGTAAGTGCTTCTGTATCAAAATTAGATGGTAAAAGTATATTAAATATTGATACTTCTTATGAATCTTTAAGCAATGTAACTTTTATATGGAAAGATCAAAATACAATCTCTGTTCATGTTCCAAATACGCATCAATTAGTATCTGGAAATAATTTAGAGGTATCTGGATTGTCTACAGATATTTCTTCTCTAGATGGACTTCCTTTATCTGGAAGTAAATTGGTATCTGGTGTTACTACTGAAAGCACAGTTTTATATAAACAACTTGCTTCAAATGCAACTGCTGGAGTAGTGACTGATATCTATGTTTATAAGACAAATGCAATTTCTGTTGGTAGTAGTATTGGAATAGGAACTGAAAAACTATTAGTTCTTAATAAATTTGATGATAGAAATATTTTAAGAGTTCAAAGAGGGGTAACAGGAACAGCACATACATTATCATCGAAAGTAAGTTTAATTCCTAGTTTCTTTGATATTAACTTTAAAACTAATTCGTTTACCTCAAAAGTAAATGATATTGTTTACTTTAATCCTAGACAATCTATAGGAATAGCAGATACAGTTGGTATATCTACAGCAATAACTGTATCTGTTGGAGATACTTCAAGGCAAGTATCTGTTCCAGCACAAAGCATATATCTACCAAATCACCCATTTAAAACTGGACAAGCAATCACGTTCAAAAAACCACCTTCTGGAGGTGTATCTATTTCAGTTTCTAGAGATGGATCAGTTGGTCAACAATTTAGTCTACCATTATCAGGAAGTAGTCAGACTGTATATGCTATTAATAAATCTAAAGATTATATTGGAATTGTAACTCAAGTAGGTTTAACTACAACTAATGGATTATTCTTTAGATCTAATGGAGACAATGATTATGATTATTCGTTTGAATCCAATTTTACACAAGTAACTGGAGATTTAGAAAGAATAAATTCAAAAGTCACCTTAACAACATCTCATAATTTACTAGCAGGAGATATTGTTAGTTTAAATGTAGAATCAAATCAATCAGTTGGTGTTGGAACTTCTGCTTCTGTTAAAGTTAAGTACAATTCTTCGATTGATAGTTTATTAATAAATGGAATTGGTTTTACTTCTGGAATTAATACAACTACAAATACAATAACTTTAAATTCTCATGGACTGAAAACTGGAGATAAAGTTTATTATGATGCTGTAGAGGTAGCTAGTGGATTAGAAACTGGAGGTTATTTTGTTTATAAAGTTTCTGATAGTCAAATAAGATTAGCAGAAACATTATATGATTCAAACATAATTCCACCAAAGGTTGTAAATTTAGTATCAGTTGGTGCAACACATACATTATCATTAATTAATCCTCCAATTTCTATAACAAGAAATAATAATTTAGTTTTTGATTTATCTGATTCGTCATTATCTGGTTTAGAATTTAAAATATATCAAGATCATAATTTTGATAATGACTTTGTTTCTACAGGAGCAACTACAGTTAATGTTGTTTCTACATCTGGAACAGTTGGAGTTACATCAACTGCTTCTTTGACAATAAATTATTCTCCTACTAATCCAGTAAATTTATTTTATAATGTTGAAAAATCAGGTTTTATAAGTACATCTGATGTAGATGTTGTTAATGGATCTAGAATATCATATAAAAATAGTGAATATAATCATGATTATTCTATCGTAGGAGTTGGAACAACCACATTTGATATTAGATTAGATACTAAACCTGAAAATTTAGTATATACTTCCGATAATACAAGTAATTTAAAATATTCAACTACTTCAAAAACCGAAATAGGACCAATTAATGAAGCAAGTTTGGAATTTGGTGGGGATGGATATAAAGCATTACCAAAATTTGTAAGTGTTGCTTCTACTCAAGGAACTAATGCTAAAATCCTACCAGATTCTACTAATGCTAATCAAATTGAAAATACGGAAATAATTAATATTGGTTTTGAGTATTCATCGGATAAAACACTAAAACCAATAGCAAATATATCTCCAGTCATAACAATAAAAAATTCAGATAAAATTGTATCTGTAAATGTTTCTGATGGTGGAAAAGATTATATAACTTCACCTACTTTAGTTATTTTAGATGATGAGTCTAAAGAAGTTATAAAAAGTGGTTCCTTACAGGCTAAAGTTAATCAAGCAACTCAATCAATTAGTGCTGTTGACATTGTATCAACTCCAAAAGGCATTGGAGAATGTAAGATATTTACTGAAGATAATACAAATGGAGTACAAATAACTAATATTGCAATTGGTGGTACAATAGTCACAAGCGAGGCTACTGGTTTAGTAACCTTTACATTAGCAACTCCAATTTTAGGATTCTCTAGTGCACCATTTAAAGTTGGAGATACGTTATTCGTTGAAAATGTTGAAAATGAGTATGGAGATACTTTTAATTCACCAAGTAATCAATTTAAATTCTATCCAGTAACTAATATTGTTGGAGGAACTAATCCAAATCCATTTAAACTAGAGATTAATTTAAATGGTTTAGTATCAAATCCTGGATTAGCTAAAACTCTTCAAACTTATGGCTCTTTAATTAATTTTGATAACTATCCTAAATTTGATATTATTACAGATCTTTCACCATTTAGTGAAGGTGAAAATCTTTTAGTTTCTAGGAATAATGGATCATTTGAAAAAGTTGATCTTATATTAGATAAATTATCAAATAATTATATAAAAGTTATTGGTAGATATGATTTAAAGATTGGTGATAAAATACAAGGTTTATTCACTGGAACAATAGCTACAATTAATACTTTATTTGAAAATAAAGGAGAATTCTTGGTAGATTATTCTTCTAAGAAAGATAAGGGTTGGCGTGATGATGTTGGAAAATTAAATGAAGATTATCAGGTATTACCAGATAATGATTATTATCAAAATTTATCATACACTATTCAAAGTCCAATTGAATATACAACACTATCAAGTCCTGTAAATAAATTATTACATACAACTGGTCTTAAAAACTTTGCTGATGTTGGAATTACTTCAGCAGTTGGTGTTGGAACAACATCTTCTGTTGACACAACAACAATAATAAGAGATCTTTCATCTGAAAATAGAGTTGATGCGATAGATAATTTTGATTTAGTAAGAGATTCTGACCTTTTAGCATCTCCTAGAAGATCTAAATTTATTACTTTCCAAAACAAAAAACTTGCTAATTATTTTGAATGTAATACAAATAATGCTATACAAATAGATGATATTAGCACTTTATTCTCTGATTCAACTAATAATGTAAAAACAGATGGTAAACTGTCAATTACAGACTCCTTTAATAGATTTTTAGTTCAAACTAAAGTTCCATTACCTAGCACTGGAATAGCAAATACTACACATACACTTCAAGTTACAGAACTTATATCATCTGTAGATTTCAATAGTAAAGACATCTATACTATTGAAAAAAGTTCTACTAATAATGGAAGTAAATTAGTAGATATTATTGGAGATAAAGATATTGATGATAATTATAGTTTGAAGTTTAATCCAGTTGACATTTTTAATACTGATTTAGATGTTAAAATACTTCAAAATAATTTTATAGCAGGAGTTGGTATTGGAACCTCTACTCTTGGATTTATTGATTTAACGGGAAGAAATGTTAATGTATCTTCTTCTACTACTTCAACTATAATATCTTCTGATATTACTACTTTAGAATCTTATTTTGCTACTATTTCAGTAAATGATAATACTGCAAATGAAAATAATATAATTGAACTTTATGTAACTCATGATGGAACTAATTCCTACATATCAAATTATTCTTTAGAGACTAATACTGGAAATTCAATAGGTACATTTACATCAGAAATTAATTCTGGAGTTTTATCTCTAAACTATGAAAATGATAGATCAAATCAAGTTTTAGTTAGATCTAAGATTGTTGGTTTTGGTAAAACATCATCTGGTATTGGAACATATAGATTTAAATTGGATGAACAATCGGATGGATCTGAAAATTCAGCTAGATTAGAATCTAAATTTGTAAGTATAGGATCTACAGCAACTATATGTGGATTTACTACATCTAGAGATACAACAATTAAGAGTATTGTTAAAGTTTCTATAGGTAACACTAGTGCTTTACATCAAGTTTTAATGGCTCATGATGGAACAGATACTTTTATTACACAATATCCATTTATATCTATTGGAACAGATGCTGGAATTGGAACTTTCTCTGCAGAACTTAGTGGTTCTAATTTTAATTTAAAATTCCATCCCGATGCTGCTTTTATAGGAGTTGGTAATTTACAAGTTCAATCATATAATGAAGTTATTAATACTGAGATGGATTTAGTCAACGAGGCACCAATTTTAACTTATGGTAAATCGTCAGAATCTTTATCCCTTTTACAATATAATGCTATATCTGGTGATAGATCGGATGTAGGATCATTTAAATTAAAAAATAATAATAATCTTATATTTGCTAGTTACTTTAATCCATCTGTTGGTCTTAATACAAGT